TTTGAACGGTTTATTTAAAGGAAATTATCATGCCTACATATCAAACATTTACCGCTATCGGTATGCGCGAGGACTTGTCCGACATCATCTATAACATCTCGCCTACTGAGACTCCAATCATGTCGTCGATTGGTCGCACCAAAGCTACCGCTGTTTATCATGAGTGGCAGACTGACTCGCTGGCTGCTGCTACCACTGCTAATGCAGCAGTTGAGGGCGCAGATGCTACGTCGATTACTGCAAGCCCTACGACTCGCGTCGGTAACTATACGCAGATCGTGCAAAAGACTGTCCAAGTTTCTGGCACTCTGGAGACTGTGAACAAAGCAGGTCGTAAGTCTGAGAAGGCTTATCAACTGTCGAAGGCTTCGCAAGAAATCAAGCGTGATTTGGAAACCATCATCACTGCTAACCAAGGCAAGTCGGCTGGTACGTCTACGGTTGCCCGCACCATGGGTTCGCTGCTGTCGTGGATCAAATCTAACTCGTCGCAAGGTAGTGGTGGTTCGGCTCCTGCAACTTCCGGCACTTCGACCCGTACCGATGGCACACAGCGTACTGCTACCGAAGCACTGCTCAAGACTGTTATCGCTTCGATCTTTGATGCGGGTGGCAATCCTAAAGCTGTGTTCGTTGGCTCTGCTGGTAAGCAAAAGGTTTCTACCTTTGCTGGTATCGCTGTTAACCGTTATCAGATCACCAAGCCTGAAGCTGGCGTGATTATCGGTGCTGCTGACATTTATCAGTCGGACTTTGGTCAACTGTCTATCGTGCCTGACCGTTTCATGCGTAACCGCGATATGCTGATCCTCGATCCTGAGTACGCTGCTATGGCTTTCCTGCGCCCATTCATGACGAATGAACTGGCTAAGGCTGGCGATAGCGACAAGACTCAGATTCTTGCTGAAGTAACGCTGGAAGTGAAGAACGAAGCTGCTCACGGTATCGTGGCTGACTTGGACTTCTCGCTGTAATGAAACTAGCCCCTGACTTCGGTTGGGGGCTTTTTATAAAGACTAATGACAAACTTTCGACATCAAAAAGTTCATGCAGATGGTGATGGCGGTATTATCATCGAGACTAACCAAGACATTAGCGATATTCTCGCTAGGAACAAGGTACTCCAAGAGGTAGATAAGGCTAGGACAGGCGACACAGATGACTTGCATTTGATTGGCTCCATACCGTTTACAGCAGTAGATAAGCTAAACGAGATGGGGATTATGCGAGGATTTGCGATTGTGGATGACAAAGCATTTAGACGTTGGCTTAATCATCCTGACCAAGCTGGTTTAAAAATCTACAGGGGAACCGTATGAGAGTTGGCGTTTGTGTACCATGTCGTGACGAAGTACACACAGGTTTTGCGTTTGATTTTGCCCGTATGTGTGCGCATGATGCTTCAGTTAGGTGCAAGGACGGTAAGGGCGGTTTAAGCCTTTATACGATGCCAGGCACGTTGATATTCGACCAGCGTGAGAAGTTAGCGCAGGTGGCTTTAAAAGAGGGATGTGACGCTGTTCTGTTTATTGATAGCGACATGAGATTCCCGCATGATTTGATTACGATTATGTTGAGCCGTGAGGTTGACATAGTTGGTGTGAACGCAGTGACAAGACGTAGACCCTCATTTCCTACCGCTAAGTTATTGGTTAAGAGTGAGGATGAAAAGGGTATTCGGCATCATTGGTCTAATGTTGATTCACGCGGCAAAGAAGGTATTGAGGTCGTTACTGCTGTCGGATTTGGTGCAGTACTGATCCGTAAGAAAGTATTTGAAACACTGACAGCGCCGTGGTTTGACGCTGGATGGGGGCCAACAGGTGTTGTGGGTGAAGATGTGTTCTTCTGTGTAAAAGCTGGCGATGCAGGTATTGATACCTATGTTGACCATGAGCTTTCAATGCACATTAAACACATTGGCACGCATGAATATAGTTGGGATGACGTGGATGATAAAGCCTTAAGGGGCGATAATGGCACTGACTAGCTATTCTGACTTAACTAGCACCATCTCTAGCTATCTAGCTCGTAGTGACTTAGATAGCATTATTCCCACGTTTGTAGCACTTGCAGAGCAGCGCTTGCGTAGAGAGTTGCGTATTCGTCAGATGCTGGTGGTTGCCCAGGCTACTACTACAGGTGGGGATTCTACTGTTGGCTTGCCAAGTGATTACCTAGAGATGCGCGACATTCACATTGTTGGCAATCCTAATGGTGTTCTTGTCTACGATACGCCTAACCTGTTTTATAAAAAGACTATCTCAACAGAATCAGGCCAACCTAAACGCTACACGGTACTAGCTGCTGAGTTGCAACTAGGGCCAGTACCTGATGGTGCTTATGTCCTGCAAATGCTGTACTACTCGCAACCAGCTTTCCTAAGCTCCACGAATCCTAGTAATACATTCTTGGCTTACTGCCCTGATGCGTTGCTTTACGCTGCTTTGGGTGAGGCTGAACCGTATTTGATGAATGATGCAAGGTTGCAAACTTGGGGTACTTTGTACGAAAGAGCTATTTCAGCTATTTCTATTGCAGATGAGTCTGGTGAATACAGTGGACAACCAATGTCCATGTCTTTTAATTAAGGAAATATTATGGCTGAAATGTCTAACTATTTAGAGAACGCATTAATCAATGTGACTCTACGCGCAACTTCTTACACGGCTCCTGCGGCTGTTTATGTAGGTTTGTATACCAGTGATCCTACTGACGCCAATACAGGTACAGAAGTCTCTGGTGGCTCCTATGCGCGTGTTGCTGTGACGATGGGTGCGCCTAGCAATGGCGTGTCTACGAATAGCGCTGCTGTGACGTTTCCTACTGCTACGGGAACATGGGGAACTGTAGGCTGGATCGGTATTCTTGATGCTTCTACTAGCGGCAATTTGCTTTACCACACACCACTAGACGCATCTAAATCAATTACTTCCGGCGATATTTTTACGATTGCAATTGGTAATTTGTCAGTCACTTTGGGGTAAATTATGGCTCTGGTTATTGCTGATAGGGTTCGTGAAACATCGACCACTACAGGTACTGGTACGCTGACTTTAGATGGCGCTGTATCTGGATTTCAAACATTTAGTACCGCTATTGGCAATACTAATACTTGCTATTACACTATTGTTAATGGTTCTGAGTGGGAAGTAGGTTTGGCTACTATAGCTGCTGGCACATTGGCTCGCACTACAGTATTGAAGTCATCTAATGCTGGCTCTGCTGTTAACTTCAGCGCAGGTAGTAAAGACGTATTTGCTACATATCCTGCTGACCAGGCAGTGCTGACTGATGCGACACAAACATTAACAAATAAAACTTTAACAAGCCCTACTTTAACAGCTCCAGTTTTAGGTACACCTTCAAGTGGAACATTGTCATCTTGTACGGTTGATGGGACAAATTCTGTTGGATTTTTAAATATTCCACAAAATAGTCAATCTGCTGCATATACCTTAGTTTTGGCAGATGCTGGTAAACATATATTCCATCCATCAGGTGATGCAAATGCTAGAACTTATACAATTCCAGCAAATTCATCTGTAGCGTATCCAGTTGGAACAGCGGTAACATTTATTAATATGACATCACAGGCAGTAACGATTGCTATTAATACAGATACCATGTATTTAAGCGCTGCTGGAACTACTGGCTCAAGAACTTTGGCTCAGTATGGTTCTGCCACAGCAATTAAAATGACTACTACAACCTGGTTAATCTCTGGAAGTGGGCTTACATGACCGGAATTCTACAATCCTTATACCAAAATCATAGGAGTTTCAAAGCTCCTCTTGAGATTGAGTATTTAGTCGTTGCTGGTGGCGGCGGTGCAGGTCGCGCTCAAAGCGGTTACGGCGGTACTGGTGGTGGCGGTGCTGGTGGTTTTCGTACAGCAACAGGTTTTGCAGCATCAGTTAGCACGAATTACACAGTCACTATTGGATCAGGTGGTGCTGCATCAACTGTTAATAATACACCAGGAACACAAGGATCAGATTCAGTATTCAGTACCATTACTTCGGCTGGTGGCGGTTACGGCGCGGGAAACATTACTGATAATGGCGGAAATGGTGGCTCTGGTGGCGGTGGTGGCCAAACAGGTGGTGTCGGTGGCACTGGCAATACGCCAAGCACTACGCCAAGTCAGGGCAATAACGGCGCTACCGTTGTCGCTAATTATAACGCTGGACACGGTGCTGGCGGTGCTAGTGCAGTAGGAACTCCTGCATTAATTACTGGAGCTGCTGGTAATGGCGGTGACGGAACAGCATCATCCATAAGCGGGTCTTCAGTTACTTATGCTGGTGGTGGTGCTGGTGGGCGTTTCCCAACTTTGGGTGGTACTGGTGGAGCTGGTGGTGGCGGTAACGGCGATGGATCAAACGGAACAGCAAACCTTGGCGGTGGCGGCGGCGGTGTAGCTGGTGGCAATACAGGTGGTTCTGGCGGCTTCGGCATTGTGATTTTAAAATATCCAGATGCCTACACAATTACTATTGGGGCGGGTTTAACTGCATCGACACCTGCACCATCTGGCGGTTTTAAAGTAACGTCAATTACATCTGGCACAGGAAATGTGTCCTGGGCTTAAAGGATAGATATGGCACATTACGCATTTTTAAATTCAGAGAATATTGTTATTGAGGTTATTGTTGGTCAAGATGAAGGAAGCACTAATTGGGAACAATACTATAGTGAATTTAGAGGTAATACTTGTAAGCGTACTAGCTACAATACAATTCTTGGAGTTCATCAATTAAACGGAACACCATTTAGAAAAAACTACGCTGGTATTGGCTATACCTACGATGAAGGTCGTGATGCGTTTATTCCACCAAAACCGTATGCTTCTTGGGTACTAGACGAAAATACCTGTAGTTGGGTAGCTCCAATAGCTTATCCTGATGATAATAATTTGTATGTATGGAATGAAACAACAGTGTCATGGGATAAACAGGAGTAACAATGCTTGGATTTTACGCGCTATCTACTGCTGCAATATCAAGCCCAGGGCCTACTACATATAGTGGTGAAGCTGCGATTACTGGCACTGCCACTATAAGCGCATCAGCTAATATTATTTTTACTGGCTCTGCTGTTATTGTTTGCACTGCTACGGTATCTGCAAATGGCGGTACTATTGTAGGCGCTACTGCTGTTGTTAATGCACTTGCGACTGTATCCTGCGCTCCAAAAGTAACTTACTCTGTCTCTGCTGCAATAAATTCTACTGCTACTGTCACTGTGGTTGGTACAATTATTGGTGAGGAATGGTCAGATATAGCTCCACAAACAAATACATGGACACTAATCTAAATGGCTCAGACTAAAATTGTATTTACTGAATGGCTACCAGATCAACCTGGGGTTACTGGTGCGCTTACAGAAGCCAAGAACTGTATTCCTGTGACTAATGGTTATGAGCCAATGCTTGCAGAAGCAGACTTGAGTGGTAGTGCAGGTCAAACTCTGCTAACGGTTTTTGCTGGCAAGTACGCACAAACATCTACGCTATTTGCTGCTGGCGCTACACAGGTCTTTAAATACAATAATTCGACTCGCGCATTAGCAGCAATGACCACTACTGGTTATTCTTCGATTGAATATTGGGATGTAGCGCAATTTGGTGATGTCATGCTACTAGCCAATGGCGTAAACAAAATACAAGCAGTTGATCTAAATACGTCTAATTTATTTGTGGATGTGGCTGCTGCTGCGCCTACTGCTAAGTACATTACGATAGTACGAGACTTTGTTGTAGCTGCAAATGAAACTGGCTTTGAAAATAAGGTTTACTGGTCTGACATTAACGACGAAACTAACTGGACACCTGGTGCTACTAGCCAATCAGACAGTCAGGTAATTGCTGACGGTGGTGACATCATGGGCTTGGCTGGTGGTGAGTATGGCTTGGTTTTACTTGAAAAAGCTATCTACCGGATGACTTATATCGGTAGTCCATTGTTTTTTCAGTTTGATGCTATCTCTCGCGCTATTGGTTGCTTATCAAGTGGAAGTATTGCTCAATACAATGGATTAACTTACTTTTTAGCTAATGATGGATTTTATGTATCTGACGGTCAAACTGTTAAATCTATTAGTGCTGGTAAGGTAGACAAGTGGTTCTTTGATAACGCTGATCCTAATAGTTTTGGTGTAATGTCATCGTCAGTTGATCCTGTTAAGCGTCTTATTGCTTGGTGTTTTACTAATGTATTTTCTAGTCAACTAATCCTGATTTACAGTATTGATACAGGTAAATGGTCTTACGTTGAAACTACTGCGTCTGCTGTAGCTATCGCTATTACGCCATCGGTAACGCTTGAAGGATTGGACTTATACAGTACCAGTATTGATGCGCTGACAGTCTCGCTGGATGCTCGTCAATGGGCTGGCGGTGATCCTTTGTTTGCTGGTGTATCAGGTCAAAAGATCATTACCTTCGGTGGTGCTAATAAAACAGCGTCTATCGTCACTGGTGATATTGATATTGGCAGGTCTGTGATTACACTTGCTAGGCCATTGGTAGACGGTGGATCGGCTTCTGTAGCTGTTTCAGCTAGAGCTAACCTATCTGACGCTATTAGCTATACGACGCCTGTAGCGGCTGATACAGAGGGCAGAGCGCCATTACGATCTGCTGGTAGATATATGCGAGTGCAAACAATTCCATCTGACTCATGGTCTACTGCTGTTGGAGTGGATATTGATATTACTAAACAAGGTGGCAGATGACACAGTTTAGAACGCTTCCTCCATTTGGTGGAGATCAGCGAGCTGTCGCAGAGGTAGTGCGAGGCATCATGGACGGAAAGACCAATAATACTGGCTCCGTTACGTTGGCTACTGGTGGTGCTACTAGTACGACAATCTACAATGAGCGTATAGGCTACGATAGTGTAATTCTATTAACTCCTACTGCATTGGTATCGTCAACATCTTATGTTCCGTATGGTGCATTC